TCGATTCCCGGCGGCCTTTCTAATTCGCTGGCTTTTACGAGTTCTCCGTCTTGTTCGTGCTGGTATCCGTCATAATACAGATAATTGTCGTATTGCTTGCGTAGGCGTTCCCTCGTCTCTTCTCCGAGGGATTGATCGAATGCACTAAAGAGCATCTCGTCCATGTCGTCCGGAGCCATAATGTTATAGTCCGGAGTATAATTTTCGTATCTAGCGATATATACCGCCTCCTCTCTTTCGTATAAATTCCGTAATTAGCGCCATCTATTTCCGCTACTGATCGTCCTCATTACGAACGTGCCTTGACTAGCCGTTCTGTACGCGATTTCTACCGCATCCGGAAAGTCATCGTGTGCGTGCATCGGATATAATTCGAACTGGGCCAATGCGTCGCTCGGTAGCGTCCTATTAAACCGTAGATTTCCGTTCTGTACGTCCGGTAGCAACGATTCTATCCGTAAACTCTTACGGGTCCGCTGTCCGACGTATTTCATGCGAGTATCGGACGGGTACCCTTGATTGCGTAATTCTTCCCGGAGCTTATCCGCAAACCACTCTTGCGCCATTACGGATTCTACGCCCAACATTTCGTATTGATATTTGAACGTATATTCGACTGCCTTTCGCAAGAGTACGTCCGGATGGCACCGTTCCATAAAGACGTCGTATATGTAGCAGACGCCAGTATCTTCGTTCTTAGCTATCGTCACTATAACGGAATAGTCGCCTTTCTCCTTACCCATGGCGAAATCAATTCCGCCGTAAAACCGTATATTTTTCTCCGTCAGATCATCGTCGGCAAACCACGAAAAGAATTCCGGCTTGAATATCTGCCGTTCTTCGTCCGTAGGATTATTCTGATATTCTTGGTTGAACGCCTTGATTCCGTCGTTTTCCCGTATGCAGATCAGTTCGTAATAGCTCCAGTATCCCGGCCATAATATTTCGGTACCTTTTAACATTTCCGCTTTATTTTCTTCGTAAAATGCTAACGCCTTATCTGTCGCCTCTTTATCGTCACTTCGGTATATCTCCCGCCATTCGCTCCACAAGTCTTCTCTGTCAGAAAACCGATTAATTGCCGCGAACTTGCGAGATTCAAAGTCTCTCCGTTCTTCTATTACGTAATGAAGTAGAGAACCGTAGCAAAGGATTGTTCCGAGATAGACGCAAAGTCCGTCCTTAGACATCGCCGGCAACATCTCCTCGCGGAACCACGTCTTAGACTTTTCGATAAGCTCCGGAGTGTTCGTTGATTCGTCGCTTTCCAAGTCGTCTAGTATGAAAAGGTCCGGTCTAGTAGATCCGTGGCGCAATCCTCTCGTCTGCGTTCCGAGTCCCTTCGCTTCTACTTTAGCGCCCGATGACGTTATATATTCGTACTTGTTATCGGACTCGTTCATCGAAGGCTTGACGTGTAGTAGTTCGCCAAAGTCTTCCCGTATCTTTTCGTTTAGCTTTAACTGATATCGTCCCCACGTAATAAAGTCTCCGGCAACATCTGTCGTTTCCGAGAACAGTACGACATATCGTTTCTTGCGATATACGATTTGATGTACGAGAAATATATTCGATAGCCACGCAGTCTTGGCATGCCGCCTACTTACAGCCCAAGCTATGTGCCGCTGAACTCTTCCGGCCGCCACGTCGTCCAACATGCTCGCCAATTCCTTATGGAAGTTAGCCGCGTTTGATGCGTTAACACCTTCCGGAATTAAGTTGTCGGGATTATCCGGATTACCGTCTTCGGAGAAGTACGTCATGCCGAAATAGAGGACGTCCGTCTCGCCGCGATGAACTCGCCTAATCCGGTCTAATTCGTCTAGCAGGAACTCCAACCGCCTTAGATCGTAATCCATTGCGTGTCCTGTTTCGATGAGACTACGGAGAAGTTTCGCCTCTTCTTCGTATTCATATATCAACCGTTGTCGTTCGTCATATTCGAGCCATCTTCCGTCTACGTACGCCAAATTGGGCGCCCTCCTTTCCTTTTCGTCTAATGTCCGTCAATTAAATATCGCCTTCGTCCGACATCCGTTCGAGCAATTCGCGTTTTCTTTCGTCGAAGGACTTGTCGTCTCCTCCGTCTGTGATCGTGACTTCGCTTCGTTTGTCTAAGTCGCCAATACGCTTCAAGTACGTTTCGATTCCCCGTACCGACCCATTTTCGATAGATTCGAGTAGCTTCTTATATACCATCGAAAGACTGGAATCGACGTAATTTGACGCGAGACTGTTCTTGTACGCAATAAAGTTCGCATCTGACTTATCCCATCTGTAAAGAGTCATGCGGGATATTCCGATCTCGTCCGCTATCTGTTGCTTAGTCTTACGCTCCTTTGTCGGAGTAAATGCGTGTTCTACAAGTGCCGCCGCCGCTTCTCGTTGGAGCGGTAGTAGCTTATTTTCGTCATAATCAAAATGCCGTGCCAATGTGTCCGCCTCCTATCGTCCGCTTATCGTTGTGTTGCGGAAAACTTTTATTTTAATTTTGAAAGGTTTCTTTTGATCTTTAAGACCTTCCGAAGATATTACTATTATATAGATACGCCCGCGAGAAGATTTATCTTCGAGCGGTATGTCTTGATCTTATGTTTTATTCCGAAAGGGGAATCCCTTAGACCCTCTCCTTAAAGTCAAGTTATATCGATTTCGTTTTACTCAATCGAAACAACGTTTTATCTTTCGTTCTTTATCGTTCTGTTATTCCGTTTTTGCTTCGTTCTCTATTCCGTATATATACGTCTAAGGGTCTCAATAAATAGCTCGGGTCGGAATAGGCCGATTAGGGTCGCACATAAAAGTATTTTGTAAAACGGTCAGATAGTTAGTATTTGGAAGCTATCCGAAGATAATTACGACGCTTTACTGCGGTAAAGTTTCGCCTGTACCTCATGTGTACGAAGGTATGTGCATTTTTCACGTAAGAGATTGTGAATTTTTTATTTCGCCCCTATCGTCTGTCAATCGCCAATACGACGTTATTTGACGGTCAATTTTTACGACTTTGATACGAAAATAGTATCGGTGGTCATTTCGGAGTGATACGAAAATCGTACCAAAATACGCTCGATTTCCGCCCCTTTTTTCGGAGTTTTTTCGATGTTACATTTGCGTTTTTTGAGGGCGCCGATTTCGGTGTAAATTCGACTGTTTTTCTGAGATAAATTCGGAGGTATTTTCGCCTCTTTTTCGGCTTGACTTTCGGAGGTAATTTCGGTAGACTGGCGTTACCTTTCCGCATACGTACGTGTATTCTTCGAATAGAGACGATTAGAGGCGTTTTGGACTGCGCGGGACCTATCGGATGTGTACTCGCCTATTCGGCTCGTACAGGCGCCCTAAATGACGATTAGATATCCGCATACGTACGTTAAAGGCTTGCGGATAGGCTTGCGGGTAGGCTTCGGAGGGGATTCCGCCCCCGTGTTACGAAAATTTTGACGCAAATTGTTAGGGCGTAGAAGATTTCCGAATATTCTGACAACCCCGGGGGCCTGCCGCCTTTACGCGCAAACGCTTGGGGCGCAAGGCTTTCCGCCCCTTCTTCCGTTCCCTACCGCACAAACTACTTCCGATAACATTCATTATGTCAACCGAACACTCGTACGTATGAATGATCGTATCCCTTGCGGCTGTAGGCACCGCAGTCCTTCCGTATATTTACCGCTATTATTCGTGGGTCTAATGACGGACAAACAACCGTTCTATTGTCGGATATATTGCGAACGAGTGTACGGTTATTTATACGGTTAGGGTCCGTTTGGGGGTCGTGTTTTTAACCGCCTGTCTGTCGTGAACGTAATGCCCGATAATTATACGGAATAGCCTACGCCATAACTTGCGCATAACTCACGCTACTTATTCGCCCATAATCCCGTACACAATCGCCCTATAATACCGTACACAATTCCGCCCTTAATACCGCCTAAATTACGTATCAAAAAGTCTCCGTATAATACCGCATATAATACCGCCTAAAATACGCCATACATATACGGACATAAACCGCCCTAATATCCGTTGTAAAATCCGTCTACAATTACGCCTTATATCCGATTAATTTACGATATATTTACGGAATAGCAAAATCGTCTGTAACCCGCATTGCGACGCCGTTTATGCGACATATAAACAACTACTCAACGGACATTTTTTCGATTAATTTATGTTTTACCCTTGACACGAAAATCGATCCATGATATAGTGTATATAACGTCAAAGAGACGACGAACACATAACGAAAGGAATTGACGAAAATGAGAACGAAAATGTATAAGTTCCTACGTATAGCAAACGACATCAACGCAATATTTAAAGGACGTTACTTCCAACGATTAATGCGCAAGTGGACGTTGAAAAAATCGGGCAATAAAATCAACCGTTTCTTTAAGTAATCGACAGACATAAGTTACGGAAGATTGACAACAATTAAATAAAGGAGACGATATATTATGCGAAAAATATTAACGATATTATCAATCTCATCAACGGTTATTACGGCGGTATTGTCCGTTAACCTGTACGACGCCAAACAGACGATAGCCGTACAAGATACGGTCATATCTCTAAAAGACGACGCTATCAACAACGGCAGTTCTTACGCCCGTAACGACGACGTACAGACGTTATACGACTGTGTTATCACGGACTTAGACGAATATGGGTTCGAGCAGGTCGGGGACGTTCAAGAGTACGTATGCGCCGATAAAGACGATAAGACGGACTTTATTATCGTACAAGATTACGGCAATTTTTACGATATTGACGATGAAATAACGATAAGTAAACGATAATTCGTAAGTAGACGTTAGATATTCGAAACAGACGGTTAACGCCGTTTGTCTGTCGGGGTAGCCTTCCGACACTGATGAGATAGGC